GGGCGCGTTACGCGTGGGAGGCTTGCAGGCCGATCGCTGCCCATGCTATCCTCGCTGCTGTCCTGACTCCGAGGTGCAGCATGGCCGGTCGCAGCAAGTCCCGCAAGTCGAAGCCCCATTTGCCAGCAGAGGCTGAGCATGTGGCGACTGCTGAGCGGCGGGCTTTGGTGACGATCCTCGTGGCGTCGGGCTGCGATCCCAAGCCGTTGGCAAAGCGATTTGGTCTGACGATGGCGAAGTTCGAACAGCTCTATGCCGAGGAGCTGGAGTACGGCACCCTCGATGCGACCGCCGCTGTCAGCAAAGCACTGTTTGAGGCGGCGACTCTCGAAGGCAATGTGCAGGCTATGGTGTTTTGGCTCAAGGCGCGGGCCGGGTGGCGTGACACCAAGCATATCGAAGTTTCCGATGTCGCTGGCGTATTGCATGCTCCGTTGACCTCCAGCCCGGATGAGTGGGGCGAGATTGCGAGGAAGCAGCAGGACATCTTGCGCGGCGCGGCGTCGAAGAACGATGCCGGCAAACGCACCCACTAAAGCCAAGCAGAAGACCAAAGCACCGCAGGCTGATACCCGGCCTGTCATCTGGCGTCCGCATCCCGGCACCTCACAGGAGCTGTTCCTGTCTTGCCCGATTCCAGAGGTGCTGTACCAAGGCACACGTGGCCCCGGTAAGAGCGATTCCCTGTTGATGAAGTTCGCAAAGCATGTGGGTGCCGGATATGGTACCTACTGGCGCGGCATCATCTTTCGGCGTGAATATAAAGACCTCGACGATCTCGTCGTCAAAAGTAAGCGGTGGTTTCGCCAGATTTGGCCCGAGGCCCAGTGGGTGTCGTCCAAGGCTGATTACAAGTGGGTGTGGCCGACGGGCGAGGAGCTGCTGTTTCGTGCGGTTAAGGTCGAGGAGGACTATTGGTCGTACCATGGTCATGAATACCCGTTCGTTGGTTGGGATGAGTTGTGCACATGGCCGACCCCGCATCTGTACGATGCGCTGAAGACCACCAATCGCTGTAGCAAGGTGGGTGTGCCGTTGACCTATGCCAGCACGGCAAATCCGTATGGCCCAGGCCATCGTTGGGTGAAAGAGCGTTGGATTACGGCCGCGCCACCGGGACGCGTGATCGAGGACGAGGAAGGCAACCAGCGAGTACATATCTTCGGCTCGATTGCCGAGAATCCGTCGCTCGATGAGAAGTATCTGAATACGCTGATGTCTGACCCCGACCCGCATCGCCGCAAGGCATGGTTGTATGGCTCGTGGGATATCGTCATTGGCGGTCGGTTTGAGGGCGCATGGAATCCGGACAAGCATGTGCTCGACCCGTTCGTCGTTCCTGCCAGTTGGCGTGTCGATCGGGCTTTTGACTGGGGTTCAGCAAAGCCGTATTCTGTTGGTTGGTACGCGGAGTCCGACGGCAAACCATTCTGCCCCGATACAGGAGAGCCACCCAAGGAAGGCCAGCGCTCGATGGTGTTTCCCAAGCACTCTGTTATTCGCATCGGGGAACTGTATGGTTGGACCGGTGTTGCCGATGAGGGCGCACGGCACACCAATGCCGAGATAGCGCGTCGTGCACTGGAAGCCGAGGAAGGGTTGCGCAGGGCCGGTATCCTCAAGCACCACCAGCGGGTGCAGCCGGGGCCGGCCGACGCGGCCATCTATGCGGTCATGGGCGGTGATAGTATTGGTACGGAGTTGGAGCGCCACGGGCTGTCTTTCGTGCCCGCAAACAAGGGTGCCGGCTCAAGGCGTTCGGGCTGGCAGAAGTTGTACGGCATGCTTGTAGCAGCAAATTCTGATCTGGCCGAGATGCCGGGGTTCTGGGTATTTTCAACTTGCAAGCAGTGGATTCGTACTGTACCATCGTTGGCGCGAGACAAGCGCGATCCCGACGATGTGGACACTGATCAGGAGGATCATTGCGCAGACGAAACGCGATACAGAATCAACAGTGAGCGTTCCACCGGGCTGGGTCCGATGGCGTTGAAGTGGGCGAGCTAATCGGAGAGCATCATGGCTGTTAACAGCGTACACCCAGCATATAGTGATTGGACCGATGCGTGGCAGCGCATGCGTGATGTTGTGGGCGGTGATCGCACGATCAGGGAACGAAGCAAGGCATATCTGCCGGTGCCGCCGGGGCGCTCCGACGAGGAGTACCTGCGCTATCTTGAAAGGGCGTATTTCACGGATTTTACCAGTAAAACTTTGATCGGGCTGGTATCGACCCTGTTCCGGAAGCCGCCGGTTGTGAACCTTCCGCCCGATCTTGAGTATATAGTCGATGATGCAGATGGGCGCGGCGTTCAGCTCTCGCAGCTGGCCAAGTACGCCGCATCTGAAATCCTGACAACCGGCCGGGGTGGGCTATTGGTTGATTTCCCCGCTGACCCCGAGATCAGGACGTTGGCTGATCAACGTCGTCTTGGTGGTCTTGGGCGATTGTACGTTTACAAGGCCGAGGACGTCATCAACTGGCGTTTCTCTCGCATTGGTTCTGATTATCAGCTCACGTTGTTGGTGCTGCGCGAACAGCGGTTGGAGCCGAAAGAGAACGATGAATTTGAGTCCGAGCTGAAGACCCATTATCGGGTACTGCGGCTGGAGAACGAAGGTTACGAGGTAGAGATCTGGTCGGAGGTTGGTGGCAAGTACGAGGTGGTCGAGAAGGCATCGCCGACCTTGTCCAATGGTACCCGGCTTGACTGGATTCCGTTCATTTTTCTCGGCGCTGAGGACCTGACTGACGATATCGACAAGCCGCCCATTTACGATATTGCAGCCGTGAACCTTGCGCACTATCGCAACATCGCCGATTTTGAAGACGCCTTGTTCATGGTCGGCCAGCCGACGCCGGTGATCACTGGCCTCACTGACGACTACATCGAGCGGTATGGCTCCAAGTTGGTGATCGGGTCACGGGTTGCGTGGCCATTACCGGCGAACTCAGATGCAAAGTTGCTTGAGTTGCAGCGCGACTTGGGTGTATTTGAGAAGGCAATCGAGCGCAAAGAATCTCAGATGGTGAATCTCGGGGCCAAGCTTCTGCAGGCTCAGCAACGTGCGGCCGAAGCAGCCGAGACGATGCGTCTGCGCCAATCGGGTGAAGCTTCCGTGTTGGCTTCGGTCGCGGATAATGTATCAATCGCGATCAATACCGGGCTGGAGTGGCTCGCATTCTGGTCCGGTCAGGACTCCGAGCAGGTGGAGTTCACCCTTAATCGCGATTTCTTCTCGCAGCGTCTCACACCGCAGGAACTGGCCGAGCTGGTTAAGAGTTGGCATCAGGGCGCGATCTCCCAGATGACCCTGTACGAGAATCTGCTGGCCGGTGAGATTGTGTCGGACGGCAAAACCTTCGAACAGTACGTCGAAGAGATCGATAATGAGAAGCCGGCGCTCCCGGCACCGGAATTCGGCGAGGAAGATGACGAAGAGGACGAATCCTCCGACGAAGAGGATGAATCCCCGGAAGAGGAAGAGGACGAGGACGAGGACGAGGGCGGGGATTAATCTATGCCGTCCGCGAACGAGGAACTGAGAGCCGCCGCCGTACGGCATGCTGTCTATCTGTCCCGGTTCCAATCCGGAGCTGCGGCCAAGATTATCGCGACGTTGGATGCCGCTGACAAGGACATCATCAAGCAGATTGCTCGCCGTGGCTCATCGGACAGGTTCACTGATCGTCGTCTGAAGGCACTTTTGGTGTCCATCAAGCGCATCATCGACGAATCCCATGTAGCGTTCAGCGCCGCGATGAGAAAGGAATTGCGGGCGCTGGCGAGCTATGAGGTCGGCTATCAAGCCAAAACTATTATCGGCGCGGCTGGCTTTGATCCCGGTATCGTGCGCCCGTCGCTTGCCACGGTGTACTCGGCGGCATTGTCCAAGCCATTGCAGGGGCGCATCCTTAATGACTGGTCACGGGCGCTGCCGGTGGATAAGGCCCGCGCAGTCGAGGCCGCAATCCGAATGGGCATTGTCGAGGGCGAGAGTCTGCAGCAGATTGTGCAACGGGTGCGCGGCACTAAGTCCGCTGGCTACAAGGACGGGGTGCTCGCAATACATCGTCGTCACGCGTCCGCTGTAGTCAAAACCGCGACCAATCATGTCACGACCGTGGCCCGTGATCACCTGTACCAAAGCAATTTGGACGTGGTGAAGGAGTGGCAATTTGTTGCTACGCTCGACACGCGCACCACCGAGGAATGTGCATCATTGGACGGTAAGACGTTCAAGGTGGGCAGTGGTCCTCAGCCGCCGCGCCATTTCAATTGCCGCAGCACTACGACGCCGGTCCTCAAGAGCTGGAAAGAGCTTGGCATCCCGGCTGAGGAACTGCCGCCGGGAACGCGGGCATCGATGAATGGGCAGGTGCCGGCGACGATGACCTATCAGTCGTGGCTTAAGGGTCAGCCGGCGTCGGTACAGCGTGAGGTGTTGGGGGCGAATCGTTATAAGCTCTTTAGTCAGGGGGGTCTGCAGCTTGACAGGTTCGTCGATAGCACTGGTCGGAAGTACACATTGGTTGAATTAGCGCGGCGTGAGAGCAAAGCTTGGAAAGCCGCTGGTTTGGGTGGCGGGGGTTAAGGCATTTGCGAGAGCGTTTCTCGTAGTGTATACTCGGCTGTGTCGCGCCCAGAGGCTGGGCGCATCCTTTAATTAAGCGACCGGGGGTTGCGATGTTTGTGAACAAGTATGGGAGAGTCTTTCGAGACGAAGCCGGTGATGATGGAGATGGTGGCGGAAGTGCTGGTGGCATCGACGTCAATGATCCCAAAATCAAGTCAGTGATCGAGGAGCAGGCCCGCAGGATTGCGGCCGAGAGTGAGAGGGGTCTGAGGGCCAATCGTGACAAGCTTCTCGCCGAGCTGAAGGAACTCAAGCAGTCGGTGGACCCTGAGGAGTACAAAGCTCTGAAGGCCGAAGCCGAAAAGCGCGAGGAAGAGAAGGCAAAAGCCGCCGGCAAGTTTGATGAGTTGCGCCAGAAGATGATGAAGCAGTTTGAAGACGAAAAGTCTGGACTGCTCCAGAAAGCTCAGACGGCGGAGCAGCGACTCTCCGAATACGTGCGCAAGACTGAAGCAATCAGGGCGATCTCCAAGGTGGATGGTATCGCCGAGCTGCTGGAGCCGCATGTGCTGTCGCGCTTGCGGACCGAGCTGAAGGAAGACGGCACCGCAGAGGTGGTCGTAGTGGATGCGAAGGGGGAACCTCGCATTGGGGAAAAGGGCGAGATGATGACTGTCGATCAGTTGCTCGCCGAGATGAAGGAAAACGATGTGTTTGCCCCGGCGTTTCGGGGAAGTCGTGCATCAGGTGGTGGGGCCACTGGCAGCGGCGCGGGCGGCAGGGCCGCAGGCAAAAATCCGTGGTCAAAGAACAGTCTCAACCTGACAGAGCAGGCTCGCATTCTCCGGGAAAACCCGGCGCAGGCGGCGAGGCTCAAGGCAGAGGCGGGATCTGCGGCCTAACCTGAGCAATCTAAGAGGAAACTAAATCATGTCCACTCTCGTCAGCGATGTGGTCGTCCCTGAGGTCTTCGTACCTTACATGATCGAGCGGACCGCTGAACTGTCCGCGTTCTTCCAGTCCGGCATCGTTGCGCCGGTTCCCGAACTCAACATGCCCGATCAGGGTGGTTCGCAGGTCAATATGCCGTTCTGGCAGGATCTGGCGGGCGACGATCAGGTGCTCGACAGTGGCACTGATCTCACCGTCGGAAAGATCGTCGCGGCCCGTGACGTCGCCGTGCTGAATGCGCGAGCACTCGTCTATGGTGCGACCGATCTGGCCGGCGCGTTGGCCGGCGCTGACCCCATTCAGGCAGTTGCCAACCTGTACGCGTCGAAGTGGGCGCGTCAGTGGCAGAAGACCCTCATCAACGTGCTGAATGGTGCGATGACGCCTGTCACCGACAATGTATTCGACATCTCGGCCCTCGTGGGTGCGGCGTCGAACATCGATGGTGCCTCGTTCGTCGATGCTCTGCAGCGACTGGGTGATGCCAAGGATGCTGTGAGTGCGGTTGCGATGCACTCAGCCACCGAGGCTCGTCTCGCGAAGAACGATCTCATCCAGTACCTGCAGGACTCCGAGGGTTCCCCGCGTATCCCGTACTTCATGGGCAAGCGGGTGATCGTCGACGACGGTCTGCCGGTGGACACCGACACGTACACGACCTATATCTTCGGGCCGGGTGCGATCGGTTATGGCGAGGGCGCAGTGAAGACGCCGCTGGAAGAGCAGCGTGAAGGTCTGAAGAATGGCGGTGAGACGTACCTGATCTCCCGTCGTCACTTCGTCCTCCATCCGCGTGGCATCCGTTGGACCGGCACTCCGGTCGGCGACACCCCGACGAATGCTGAGCTGGCGAACGGAGCCAACTGGACGCAGGCGTACGAATCGAAGAACATTCGTATCGTTCAGTTCAAGCACACGCTCGACGCTGCGTAAGTAGCGGTCCAGCAGTAGTGCTGCCACCGGGGCCGGGTTCGTTCTCCCTGCGAACCCGGCCCCATTCTTATCAATCCTAGGAGAGTCGTATGCGAATGCCCATCCATATTGCTAAGGCCAAGGCTCTGCAGGCTGAACAGAATCGCGCCATTGATGCTGATCGTCAGCGCCAGTTACGTGAACTTGCACAGGGTGGTGTGACCAAAGCAGAGCCGGCACCGACACCCAAACCGAAGGCCGCGTCGAAGGCCCCCGAACCGGAGGAAACCGAATGAAGTATCTGATTGTCTTGTTGGCGCTGCTGTTCGCTGCGCCGTCGTTCGCGCAGGTAGGTTGTGAGTCCACGGGCGATGGCCCGGTCAACCAGCAGAAGTCTGCGGTCAAGAAAATCGGCGACACGTTCACGGTATCGTGGACTGCGCCGACCGAGCTGGCCGACGCGGACTGTACGCCAATCGCCGATGACCCGGCGTTCGCCATCACGAGCTACGAAGTCTACATCGAGGTCGATGCCCCCGCACAGGCAGGCGCGAACTTCCCGCCTGTAGCCACGCTCCCCGCGACGCAGACCAGCTTCGCTGGCACGCTCGACTTCGCGGCATTGCGTCCGGGCAGTGAGGTTTTCTATGCTGTGGCGGCTTGCAACCAGTTCGGATGTTCTGTCCTGTCTGACCAACCTTGGCACAAGCTGGGTGGACCGCCGGGAAAAGTAACGGGCGTTGGCGCACAGTGATCGAGAAAACGCCCGGTCGGAAAAAGAAAAACTGACCGGGCGTCCTTGGACCAACTATATTGAGTGGCCAAATCTCGACGGCGCGAAAGAGTGGGCTGCAAAAGCGCGGCAAATCAAAGAGGACATAAGCAATGGGAACACTCACGCTAGTAGACGCAGCCGCCAACGCCGCAGTCGATAATCTCGCGGGACTGGTCAATGGCGGCACGGTTGAAATTTATACGGCTGCACGAGCCACGCTGCTCGCTACGATGACTCTGGGCAGCCCTGCATTCGGCTCTGCCACGGGGCGTTCTGCCACCATCAACGCGGTGACCGAAGACACGAGTGCGGATAACAGCGGCACCGCTGCTGTGGCCGTGTTCAAGAATTCGGGCGGCACAGAGCAGTTCAGCGGCACGGTTACTGCCACGGGTGGTGGTGGCGTCATCACCTTCGCAACTCTTGCCTGGAATGCTGGCGACACCGTAGACATTACTGGCGGCACACTAAGCTATCCTGCTTAAGGATTGAGGCGTGGCAAGACAAGCCCCTACCGGGCGAAGAGAAAGACGATCGAGCGCGAAGATTGATCGAGTGAGATAGTGCATGAGTGATCTATTCAACGGGCTGGTCGCTCGCTGGCCGCTCAATGAAGGCGCGGGTACAACGGCAGCCGATCGCAAAGGCGATTTTCCGGGTGTGCTCGATGTCGCGAACTGGGTGAGCGACCCAGATCGCGGCGATGTGTTCGTGTCGAATGCGACCGACAAGATCGACTGCGGCTCCGGGTCAATGGGCGTCACAAACGCCGTCACTGTGTCGTTTTGGATGTACTCGACAGACTACACGACGAATTTTAACAATTATGTCATCACGCAGTGGACGAACAGCGGAAACTTGGGCTGGCGCATCAAGGCGGACGGCAATAGAAACATCCGCTTTCAAATAAGCCCGGACGGCGTCACGAATGAGGAGGTTCGGAGCGCCTCGGCCACATTCGATCTCAATACTTGGACGCACATCATCGTCGTGTTTGAGAATGGAACATTGTCCGTTTACAAGGATGGCGCTCCTAATTCTTTCTCCGTCAGTGGCACCTATCCCAGTTCGTTGATCTATCCTTCAACGGATCAGATCAAAATCGGCAGCGACTCCGAGGGGTTTATCGGTCGCCTTGCAGATATCGCAGTCTGGAATCGTGCGCTCACCGAGGAGGAGCGCACCGATGTTTATCTCAACCGCTGGCCGCGTGCTGCGCCGACTGGCTGGTCGTTAAGCAACTATCTGGAACGGGCCGCAACGATCGTCTCGAGCGCAGATCTGCCGCTCATGGTTTCTCTCTGGCACAACGACGATGCCTCGGGCGATACGGCCCTTGCAATCGGAGTCGACGGGCCGATCGGCACCGGGACGCGCTTCTCTTCCGGCGGCGTTTACAATCCCTCGACGCGAGGCCGCTGGTTCAATCAGGGCGGCGGCGCGAGCAATGTCGCCAACATGACAACCCTTGTGCCCGAGGTGCCGGCGGCCGAGTGGGTACACACATTCTGGGAGCTTGTGTCTCTGAGCGAGCGTTACAGCTCGCTTAACGGCGCGAATCGCGTTAGCGACACGACCGCGGTGACAGTGCAGACGCCGAACATCGCACGCATCGGCGCGAGCGAGGTGCCTAATAATCCGTGGTCGTCTGCAGGCGGCCTCGCTGAAATCGCGATCTGGTCGGCCGCTGGCATGACCGAGGCGAATCGACTCGCGTTGCGAGATAAACTCTACGCGGGAGAAAACCCGCTCGCGATCAATGCGGAGTCGGGGCAGCCGTGGACGGGGGCGCTTATTGCGTATCCAGATCTCGACATCAATAGCGCAACCTTCGGGCAGGATCTCAGCGGCAACGGCCACGACTTTACTCAGGTCGGCACGCTGACGGCATTCGCGGATTATCCGGCGATTGATGAGCCGGAAGGCTCTTACAGCAACCTTGGCCCAAATTATTTCGATGCCGACTTTGACACGCAGGGCTTCTCCGGCTTCCCTGTTTTTCTCGCTGGCTGGCTCAAGATCCCCGACTATGTTTCGGGGTATAACTATGCGCTCGCAGTGGGCGCAAATACTGGCAGCTTCGCCAGCTCCGTTAATTTAGTGACAACCAACTCAATTGACACGATCAGCGGCCTCGCAATTGACACCGCAGGCTCCGCAAGCGGGGGCAGCGTGAGCACGTCGGTTCTGTCGCTAGACAATAAATGGCTGCCGTATTTGGTCGTTTTTGTTAACGACACCGACCGCGAGATTCATTGGCCCGGCGGGTCGCAATCTTCTAGTGGTCAGCGCCTTAGTGATTTCCCTTATCGATACTTTCGCATCGGGCGTGCCTTGTCTGGTGGCGGGTGGCTCCCGACGAGTTACTTTTTCTCGCATGCCGTGGTCGGCAATTTCGCGCCGACGGCGCAAGAGATTCTCGACTTTCTCAGTGGCAAAGACCCTGCACACATTTGGGCTGGGAATAGTGCTTTCGCATACTATCCGCTAAACCGACCGGGCGATCTTTCTGATCACAGCGGCAACGGCTTCCCGGACCTCACGCCGGTCGGCGGCGGCGAGGTGTTTTCTTATGATGCAGCGCCGCTCGGGCTGCAGATCCTTTCGGTCACTGACGGCACCGACGCAATCTTCTCTGACGGCCAGACCGGCATCCTTACCATTGGCAGTGGGTTCGGCACATGAACCAGTGGCGCATCTACTATGACGACGGCAGCACGTTCGACTGGCTGGACGGCTCACCGGAAGACGCACCGTCAGAAGGTGTCATCTGCATCGTCGGGTACAAGCGCAGCGGCAAGCGCTACATCGCCCACGGCGGCGCGATTGATTCGCCCTCGAAGGGTTACGCGCAGTTCTACTGCTACGACCGCGAAACCGGCGAGTGGTGGGGTATGGACTACGCGGGGCTGTTGGACAGGTTGCGCCGCAACCTCGTCCATGCGTTCAAGGAAGGTCGCTCCATTCCTGATGAACGGTTCCAAGTAATCATGCGCCGTGCGCACGAAGACTCGGACTTCCCGCAGGTGAGGGCTGCATAAATGCTTACAGCCAATCTAGTCCAGTCTGCTTTTCGCTTCCGTAATGACGACGGCAGCGAGACGACTGCGACGTGGATGGAACCGCTTAATACCGCCTGCACCTGTCCTCTCGACACGAACATCCGGCTGCGCACCGCCATTACCGAGACCGCCGGTGGGGCCGAGAACAACGTCAGCCACGCCCTCGAATACAGCCTCGACGGCGGGACGTGGACGCTCGTTGACAACACCACACCCGTCCACTTCGTCGCCAGCCCCAACGTCGCGGACGGCACACCGACTACTCAGCAGATTACCACGGGCACCTTCTCTGGCGACCCGTCCGAAGTTGACTCCAACAACGCGGTGCAGAACGCGCCAAGCTGGTCGGGCAACGACCACGTTGAATACGAAGCCGTATTGACGCTGGACTCCGCACAGCTCAGCGGCGGCGAGGTGATTCAGCTCCGCAACCGAGGGCTGAACGGCTATACAGTCACGCCGTCGCTGACGGTTGAGCAACCCGCAGCCGCGACGCACAACGGTACATTGGACGCGCAGATGGCCGCGTTCCAAGCTGACTTGACTGGTACCGCTGTTACGCCGCCACAAACTTATAACGGCACACTCGACGCTGCGATGGCTGCGTTTGGGATGGAGCTTTTGGGCGACGTCGACCAGCGCGGCGTGTATCTCAATACCACTCAGACTCTAACTGGCGCAGTACGACAGGACTGGACCGCGTGGTCTGATACGCAGGTTACATGGGACGTCACGCAGGGCGGGCTTCCCTCTGATACTGTACTTGAACATGCGATTGTTACACGTGATGGGCAGGTTATCTGGTCGCCCGTCACTGTTGAAATCGGGGCCGGGGCCACAACCCTCGTCGTTGCTGGTTCTGCCCATGATCATACGGTTGGTGCTGTTGACCTGACGCAGGCCAGCACTGTAACAGTTGCCGGTTCTTTCCATGATCACATAGTTGGTACCCCGACATTGTCGGTGTCGGTCAATCTTACGGTTGCCGGTTCTTTCCATGATCACGCGGCCGATGCTGTTGACCTGACGCAGGCCAGCACTGTAACGGTTGCTGGTTCTGCCCATGATCACGCGGCCGATGCTGTTGACCTGACGCAGGCCAGCACTATAACGGTTGCCGGTTCTTTCCATGATCACATAGTTGGCACCCCGGCACCAACACAGGCGCATCAACTGGCGATCGCCAGTGCCACTCATGACCACGCGGCTCAAGTTCCCAATCCGACCGTTTCTGGGTCGTTGCCGGTTCAGTCGACTGCCCATGACCACGTCACTAGTTCCGTTGATCTGGTTCAAGCTGGAACTCTCGCGGTCGATGGTGCACATACTATCGGGGTTCCTGATCCCCCGAATTTAGCACAGGGGTATGTTGCCCAGATTGACGGCACTGTTCATAACCATACGGCACAACAGCCTACGCTAGAACAGGCGAATGTGTTGCAGGTGGACGGCACCGCACACAATCATACGGCAACCCAACCGGAACTGACCGGATCTTCTGCGCTGTCGGTGTTGCCGGCATACCACGACCACATCGCCGGTGGTCTTGACCTGACACAGAGCCATGTCCTGTCGGTGTCTTCGTCCTACCATGTTGGAGTGGATTCCGGGCCGGTATTGGAACAGGCCGGCATCCTCCAGATCAGCGGGTCGGTTCACGGTCACGGGGCCGAAACACCATCGCTGATCTCCGGGGGCGCTCTGTCGGTGCTCTCTGCGTACACAGGGAGCGTCCCGGAGGCTCTCGACCTCGTTCAGGCTGCCACTATAGCGCCCCACGGCTCAGCGCACGACGGAGAGGCCACGGAGCCGTCTCTCGTGCAGGCCGGGATACTGGTTATCGACTCCGCATACACCCTGAATGTCCCAGAGTCGCCCGGTCTGGTGTCTGCCGGGACTCTTGCAGTCGATGGTGCGGTGCACGATGGTCATACTGACGAGATCGACCTGTCGCAAGCCCATGTTCTTGGTGTTGTTGACTCATTCAGTGGCGTTGTTTCTTCGTCGCCGGTTCTGGTGCAGGCCCATGTAATCGACACCCACGGAGCAAGCACAGACCAGATTGGTCAATTGGTCGAATTGGTGCAGGCTGGGACTCTCACTATTGAAGAGGCTTTCCACGGGCATGCCGCCAGAACCATCACGCTCGTATTGGGTGGTCGCGGCGCACCGGGCAAATCGGTGCTTGTGTCGAAAAACCCGAGAGTGTATCCTGTGCCGGGAGCGGAGCGGGAAGCCGAGCGGTTTTGTTCGGCTGGATGGGCGTGTGATACCGAGGGCAAGGTGCCTGTTGGTCAGCCCGATTTGCAGCCGCAGACATTGCAGGTTGCGGACGTTATCATGGACCACTCAGCAAAGGAGCCGACCTAAATGGCTAAGAAAGCATCACAGGCGTACCTCGACGCGCCGCTCGACTATCTCTCCTCGAACGCCACTCGTATTATCGTCACCGCAACCGAGCCGGCCGACCGAGCCGGAGCTATCGCAGGCGAGCTAGCCGGCGGCAATATTTCCGCAGTTGATTTCACCAAAGCGGCGGGTGATATATCCGGCCGCAAAACGACTGTGGCACAGCAGGTTGATCTGGCGATCGGTACTACCGGCGAAGCGACGCACGTATCAATCATCAGTGCGTCTGAGCTGATGTACACGACCACGTGCACGGCTCAACAGCTCACTTCTGGCGGCACTGTGACCGTCCCCGCATGGGCGATTGAACACCGCGCACCGGCGTAAGGTGACAGCCAATGAGCTGTCAGACCATTCAGAGTGAATGCGTCAGGTTAGGTGCTCGTATACCGAT